AGAACTATAATTCTGAATTAGCTGATTTGACTTTGACAACCTCTAATGGCGGAATTACAATTACAGGTGCAACAGGTACAATTGCAATTAGTGCAACTGCTATACAAACAGGTTTATTAACTCCAGGTTTTTATGTATATGATCTTGAACTAACTTCAGGATCTAACATTTCTCGTTTAATCCAAGGTCAGATTACAGTTGCAGAGCAGGTGACACGTGGCTAATAAAGTTGTCATCAATGAAACTACAAATGATGTAATCATTTCTGCACCTGGTCCTCAAGGTGCACAAGGTCCAACTGGTCCAACAGGTTCTACTGGACCTACAGGTGCGACTGGTCCAACTGGTTCTACAGGACCTGTTGGCGCAACAGGACCAACTGGACCTACTGGAAATACTGGTCCAACTGGACCTACAGGATCTACCGGACCTGTTGGCGCAACTGGACCAGTCGGTGCAACTGGACCAACTGGATCTACTGGTCCAACAGGACCACAAGGAATTCAAGGAGATACCGGATCAACTGGACCAACAGGACCTGTTGGTGCTACTGGACCTACTGGTTTAACGGGAGCAACAGGTGCAACGGGACCAACGGGTCCGGTCGGAGCAACCGGTCCTCAAGGTATTCAAGGCGTTCAAGGAATTCAAGGCGAAGTAGGTGCTACTGGACCTATTGGTGAAACCGGTGCAACTGGTCCTACAGGTGCAACTGGAGCGGCATCAACAGTTCCAGGTCCTACAGGACCAACAGGTCCTGCCGGAGCTACTGGACCAACAGGTCCACAAGGAGATGCATCGACAGTTCCTGGACCTACAGGACCAACAGGTGCAACAGGACCTAGCGGAGCTCAAGGTGTAGCAGGACCGACTGGTCCGACTGGAGCAACAGGACCAACAGGACCAGCAGGAGCTGACGGCGGTTCTGCAAACTACTACGATTACACTGCAGATACTTTAATAACTACAGGAGATCCTGGTACTGGCCAACTTTTGTGGAACAATGCAACACAGATTTCTGCAACACAAATCAATATCAATCACATTAACGGTGATAATGTTGATGTTGATATATACTTAAACTTAATTAAAGCAACTGATGGTTTAATTATTCAAGATAAAAATGTTTCTGGTAACTTTCAGAAATGGACAGTTTCTGCAACGCCGGTTCAGCAAACTAATTATCTAGAAGTTCCAGTTACTTTTGTTTCATCTGGTGGAGTTGGCACAACTAACTTCTCAAATAATCATGCATTGATCTTGGCAATTATTACTACAGGAACAATTGGTCCTACCGGACCAACTGGACCTGCTGGTGCAACAGGATCGACCGGGCCAACTGGTCCGGTAGGAGCAACTGGCCCGACAGGACCTCAAGGCGAAATTGGTCCAACTGGATCTACCGGTCCAACTGGTCCTGCAGGCGCAACTGGACCTCAAGGCGAAGTCGGTGCAACAGGTCCAACTGGTCCGCAAGGATCTACAGGACCACAAGGTCCGACTGGAGCAACTGGTCCGCAAGGAATTCAAGGAATCCAAGGTGTTCAAGGAATCCAAGGAGAAACAGGTCCTACCGGACCAACTGGACCACAAGGTTCAACAGGTCCTCAAGGAGATCTTGGTCCTACCGGTCCTGTTGGTGCAACAGGTCCACAAGGTATTCAAGGAAATGTTGGCGCTACTGGTCCAACAGGTCCGATTGGAGCAACAGGTCCAGAAGGACCGACTGGTCCAGTTGGTGCTACAGGTCCTACAGGTCCGCAAGGAGACGTTGGTCCTAGCGGTGCAACAGGTCCATCAGGACCGATCGGTGCAACTGGTCCTAGCGGATCAACAGGACCGACCGGAGCAACAGGTCCACAAGGTGGAGATAATCCAGTTGTTGACTATATTGATGGCGGCGCAAATGCATCTGGAATTACAGGTGACGTGATTTACAATGCGGGGTTGTCTAACGCAAGTAGTTGGACTTATATAATCGACGCCGGTGCGTCAGTAACAACCTTCTAACAAAGAGAGAAAGAAGCCACTATGACAGCAAGACTCCAAAATCGCCGAGATACGGCAGCAAATTGGACATCTAACAATCCAACACTTGCGCAAGGTGAAATCGGTTATGAAACTGATACAACTAAGTTTAAGATTGGCGATGGCACAACTGCGTGGAACTCTCTTGCGTATGCTTATGCCGCAGGCGCAACGGGCGCAACTGGTCCAGTTGGCGCCACTGGCCCAACCGGTGCAACGGGTTCTACAGGCGTCACAGGTCCAACGGGAGTTACAGGTCCAATAGGCGCAACTGGTCCAGTTGGCGCCACAGGTCCAACGGGCGTCACTGGCCCAACCGGTGCAACGGGTCCTACAGGCGCGGGCGGTGTTGAAAATGTTAATGCGCAAGTTGGTACAACTTACACTTTTGTCTTAACAGACCGCGATGACTTGGTAACAGCATCAAACAGCAGCGCTCAGACTTACACTATCCCATTAAACTCGTCTGTCGCGTTTCCGACTGGAAGTCTTATCAACCTTATTCAAATTGGAACTGGCCAAGTGACTGTTCAGGGTGCAGGCGGCGTTACAGTTTTATCAACAGGTGCCACTGCTGCAACTCCAAAAACAAGAGTGCGTTATTCAGTGCTTACTTTAATCAAAGCTGGTACTGACACTTGGTACGCGACTGGAGACATTGCTTAATGCCAATCCTTGGAATTATTGCATCGGCTATCTCAGGCAACCTAAGTTTGTCTGTCGATGTGCTTGCTATTGCAGGAGGCGGCGGTGGCGGTGGTATTCGCGGCGGCGGCGGCGGTGCGGGCGGTGTAGCATATAACGCTGATCAGGCTTTTGCTAGTGCTACAACTTACACTGTTGTTGTTGGCGCAGGTGGAGCTGGAGCAGTTGGCGGTACACCTAGCGGACTTGCGGTTCAAGGTGGAAACACAAGTGTTACTGGCGGTACTCTTTCTTTAACTGCTGCAAATGGCGGCGGTTATGGTGGAACAATTCGTATTAACAACGGCTCAAACGTCGGCGCCATCGGTGGCAACGGTGGTTCTGGCGGTGGCGGCGCCCTGGGTCTTCAAAGCGGCGTTTATAGTGGACCTGGCGGGTCTGCAACTCCTTCTGGTCAAGGCAACGCAGGCGGTAGTATTTTTTCTAGCGCCGAACCATATGCAGCTGGCGGTGGTGGCGGTGCAGGTGCAGCAGGATCTAATGGAACATCAACCAGTGGTGGTAATGGTGGTGCAGGAACATCAGCATATTCTACATGGGGTGTAGCAACATCAACTGGGCAAGATATTTCCGGCACTCGCTGGTACGCAGGCGGTGGCGGCGGTTCTACATATAACAACACCAACACAGCAGTCGGCGGCAACGGCGGCGGCGGTCGTGGTGGTCAGGGCGGATTTCAAGTTAGCCGCAGCGGTATGGACGGCCTAGTAAATACTGGCGGCGGTGGTGGTGGTGCTTACAACGACGACTCTGGCGAACTGTATTTTGGAGGCACTGGTGGTTCTGGTGTTTGCATTTTGCGGTACCTTGGAAGCCAAAAAGCAACAGGTGGCGGACCAGTCATAGCATCGGGCGGATACACTTACCACACCTATTTAACCTCTGGTACCTTTAACACCCAAGTACAAGTGACTACAAAAGCGACTGGTGGATCAATATTCTACGATTCAACATATCTTTATCACGTATTTAACGCAAGCGGTACGTTTGCTCCGACGCAAAGTCTAACCGCCGACATTCTGGTTGTTGCTGGCGGTGGTGGCGGCGGTAGTTCGTACTACGGTCCAACTGGCGGTGGCGGTGGTGCTGGTGGTATGGTCGAGTACACAGGTCAATCTTTAACAGTTCAAAACTACTCGTGTACTATTGGCGCAGGCGGCACATACGCTAAGACCATGGCTACAAGCTCCACGCAAGGCGTTAATTCGACTTTTCAAGGACTGACTGCTGCAACTGGTGGTGGTCGTGCTGGTGAAGCAAACCTCGGCGCATTTGGCGATGGCACAGGCGGCAACGGCGGCAGCGGGGGTGGTGCTGGTGCTAACGGTTCCAACGGCGCAAGTAAACCTGGTGGTTCACCGACTTCGGGTCAAGGTAACGCTGGTGGTACTGCTTTTGGTTCTGGTTCTGGTGCTGGCGGTGGCGGTAAAGGTGCCGTTGGTCAAGTTGCGACAAATAATCCAAATGCTAACGGTGGTAATGGTGGAATTGGTGCTACATCTTCAATTTCCGGTGGCGCTATAACTGGCGCTGGTCATCTAAGCGGAGGAAATTACTACTTTGCAGGTGGTGGAGGTGGTGGTCAGTCTGGTTCTGGAACACCAGGAGTCGGCGGTTTAGGTGGCGGCGGCACTGGCGGCAACAAAGCCGTAGATGGTTTGGCAAACACTGGCGGTGGCGGCGGTGGTGGATCAAACCTTGCCAACTTTAACGGAGCCAACGGTGGTTCAGGCATTATCATAGTTCGATATCTACGCTAAGGGGGAAAAATGAAAGCAGTTAAAGAAAAAGAGAAAGTAACGCGGTTGTATACCTACGAAGTCACGATGATGGTTCACGTCATCGCAGATGACGAGGCAACTGCTAAAGCTCAACTTGACGAAAAAGGCGGCATGGTAACAAAGCGCAATGTTGAGTTGCTTAATGCATCAGCACTTTATGGAGAAAAGGAATAGCAAATGGGTCACTACGCAAAGATAGAAAATGGAATTGTCACACAAGTTATTGTGGCAGAAGGTCCAGACTGGTGTGAGCAGAATCTTGGCGGCGAGTGGGTGCAGACTTCTTACAACACTTACGGCGGTGTTCACTCTGGCGGCAAAATGCCGATTCACAAAAATTATGCTGGTGTCGGTTATACTTTTGACGGTGTTGGTTTTGCAGCTCCAAAGCCCGCAGCTTCTTGGACTTTAAACCGCGATACCTATATCTGGGAGCCGCCAAATCCAATGCCAACAGACGGAAAGTTGTACAGGTGGGACGAAAATTCGCTTTCTTGGATTGAAACAGAAGCTTAATGAACAAGGTCGGGGGATCAATGCGTTTTCATGTAGTATCGCTTCCACATACAAATACAACTAAAAACTTTACAAGTTGCGCATTTACTGAAAAAGTACGACGCTTCTGCATCATGATGAAAGATCTTGGTCATGAAGTAATTCTTTATGCAGGATCAGAAAATGAAGCATCAATAACAGAACTAGTAACTTGTATTTCAGAAGATCAGAGACAAGCAGCAGTTGGTAATAATCATTATACTTCTGCTTCATTTGACACAACTTTACCGCATTGGCAAATCTTTAATGGCAATGTTATTAAAGAAATGACTGATAGACTTGAACCAAAAGACTTTATCTGTCTTATTGGCGGATATGCTCATAAACCTATTGCAGATGCTTTTCCAAATCATATGTCAGTAGAGTTTGGGATTGGTTATGGCGGAACTTTTGCAAGATACCGTGTGTTTGAGTCATATGCATGGATGCATTCAATCTATGCAGCTTATAAAAATCCAACCACAGTCGATGGTGAATTTTTTGATGGTGTTATAAATGGTTATCTTGAACCTGAAATGTTTCCAAAAGGATCTGGTTCAGGAGACTATTACTTCTATATTGGTCGCATGATTGAGCGAAAAGGTTTTAGAATTGCTCAAGAAGTATGTGAACGATTAGGCAAAAGACTAATTTTGGCAGGTCCAGGTGATGAAAAAGGCACCGGTTATGGCGAGTTTATAGGCAACATTGGCGCTGAAGAACGAGCAGAACTTATGGGAAATGCCATTGCCTTGTTTGCACCTACTACTTATATTGAACCATTTGGAAATATAGTAGTAGAAGCTCAAACTTGTGGAACTCCAACAATCACAACAGATTGGGGAGCTTTTACAGAAACCAATATTCACGGAATTACTGGTTTCAGATGTAGATCTCTTGCGGACTTTATTAAAGCTGCAGAAGATGTAAAAGATCTTGACAGAGATTTTATTAGAAAACAGGCAATAGAAAAATACTCACTTAAAGCAATTGCACCTAAGTATCAAGATTACTTTGAAAGGTTGTTAACCCTTTGGGAAGACGGCTGGTATCAACTAAGCACAGAAAAGGCAGATAAATGAGTCTATCGAATAGACTGCGCAAAGCAGGAGAAAAAAGGTCAAACAATCAGTACCTTGAACCATTTTTACCTGGCCGTGCTCTATATGCAACTCCAGCTGGAGTAGATGTCAATTCTGATACAGCAATTCGTATGTCAACTGTTTATGCTTGCGTGCGACTACTAGGTGACACTATTAGTTCTTTGCCACTCTCTGCTTATGTCCGTCGTGGCCGTTCTAGAATAAATTATGCATCAGTATATGGTGAATTACCTGCATGGATTAACAAACCAAATCCTGACTCAACTCGTTTAGAGTTCTATGAGCAAGTAATCTCGTCACTAAACCTTCATGGTAATGCATTCATTTTAACCGTACGTGACGATTTGGGAGACGTTCAAGAACTTTATTGCATAAACCCACTACAAGTTCGTATTCATCGTCCTGATCCAATGGGCGAAATTGAGTACATAGTTACTATTGGTCAGAATGCACAAGATCCAGTAAATCAATTCTATGACAATGCTCAACCTTTTGATCCAATGTCAGTAAAAACAATGGTTCTAACAAAGAATGAAATGCTACACATTCCTATGTTTAGACTACCTGGACAATTACTTGGACTTGGTCCAATTGCAGCAGCTCGCATTACTTTAGGTTCTGCTATGGCCGCAGAAGTTTATGCAGCAAGTTACTTTGGCAATGCAGCAAATCCTGGCGGAGTTATTGAATCTCCAGGTGAAATGACCGAAGAACAAGCCGCTGATATTGCTCGTAACTGGAATATGTCACATACAGGACCTTATCGTGCAGGAAAACTTGGCATTTTAACTAGTGGTGCAACATTTAAGCCACTTACGCTAAATGCTGCAGATGCACAACTACTAGAAGTACGCCGATTTGGTGTAGAAGAAATTGCTAGACTATTCCGTGTGCCTGTATCTTTACTTGGCCACCCTGTTGCAGGCGCAATGTCATTTGCATCTGTTGAAGCTCAGAACTTATCATTTGTTCAACACTCTTTAAGACCTTTACTTGAAAGATTAGAACAAGCATTATCACCACTACTACCTGAATCAGATGGATTTATTAAGTTTAATCTAGATGCTTTACTACGTGGAACAACACTCGAACGTTATGATGCATATACAAAAGGTCTACGTGAAGGCTTCCTAAGTCTTAACGATGTCCGATACGTAGAAGATCTAGCACCTCTTGGAGAATCTGGAGATCAGTACCGAGTTCCATTGCAAAATATTGATGCAGCGGACGCGAAAGATGTTGGTCTAAACCTTCGTGCTGATATTGCAGCCAAGTTAATTCAAGTAGGTTTTGATCCAAAATCAGTAATTGATGCTGTTGGTTTACCTGAAATGAATCACACAGGTCTGC